GAAGGTACCAGATATACCTGTGACTGTTGTGAACTGTGCAGTGTTACCAGTGATAGTGGCACCAGAAAGTTGCGTAGTGAACCGACCGGAGATACCAGTAATTGTTGCAACTTTAACGGTGTTACCTGTAATGGTGTCACCAGATACTTCAGATGTAAAAACACCACTGATGCCAGTGATTGTTGATGCACGTACTGTATTACCTGTGATGGTATTACCAGAAACTTGCGAGGTAAATGTTGCGGTAATGCCAGTGACAGTATTGAAACGAGCTGTTAATCCTGTAACGGTATTACCACTGACAACAGTTGTAAAAGTGCCAGAGATGCCGGTGATGGTTGCTGTATTAACAGTATCCCCTGTGATGGAAGCACCTGAAATACGTGATGTAAAAGTACCAGATTCTGCAGTGATGGATGTAAAGATTCCTGGTCCACCAGAAATGGTGCCAGATGCTGTCAGATTATTTTGTACTGTTACACCACTGAAGGTGGCAAGGTTAGAACCACTGATGGATGTGACTTGCGTTGAACCTGCAACGGTAAGGTTACCAGTGATGGTGACGTTGCCATTAATGGTTTCACCACTGAGGTTGACGTAATAAAGATCGAGATAGTTTTTGAATTCTGTAAAGGTAATTTTTTTGTTGCGCAGTGTAGGGTCCACCTCAAAAACGTGGACTAACGTCAGGAGATCTTCCTCGGCAAGGTCAACCCCACTGATAGCAGGAAATTCACTTATTCTTCGGTTCGACACCTACTTGTACTGCGCAATCTATATATCAATTATAGGTCTGCTTATTTAGCGCACCCTAACCTCAACGCGAGGTAAAACTTCAGATAAACCACGCCAAATCAATTGAATTCCTGTTACAATTCCGCAAGATAGCAAGAGGACTAACAGTAATTCTGCAACGGTCAGGTTACGCCGTACATAGACAACCTGTGGCTGCTGAACAGGTTGCATCATTTGCGCTTGTTGCGCCAGAGTTTGTTGAACGGCTAGCTCCCGTGCCCTTGCCTTCATCTCTGCAAGTTGCTCTGGCGTAATTTGTGGCTCCAGCATTTGTTGATAAGCGGGCTGGCTGGGTGGTACCTGTTGGTCTTCCATAATCGCAAATGATTTTCTCACACATTAGCATTTAAAAAACGTTGTTGCTATGCAGTACGGAATACGAAAAGGATTTGAAGACGTTGCACATGAACTAAAGGGAATTAAAAATATCCTTGCGTCCATGTGGCATAGTCGCTATGCGAACGGTGAGACGGATGTTTTAAATCCAGAGGCATTTGCAGATGAATATATCTCCACAGAAGAATGCGGCAGACGACTGGGTGTATCAGACCAAACCATTAGGAATTGGATTGCAATCGGCAGGAAAGCTCCAGATAAAGGCTGGGTAGAAGGCATTCATTATGTCAACGTTTCTCCTGATCACAAACGAAAAGCTGTTATCAGGATTCCCTGGAACATGCTGGTTCAATCTTTTGCTAAAAATAAAGAAACTGATTTGACAGATCTCAGGGGTAGAGAGGAGCGCGTCGATAGGTTGTATCAACCAAGGCCATTTGGACGTTTAGAGTAATGGCCCATCGTTTCAAGGGGTTTGAGATATCAGACGTGACAGTTGAAAACCAGGCGTCTGTGTTGCCTAAGTCATTGTCTCTTCAAGTGGAGATGTTTTTACCTCCCGAGGGTTCTTTTGATGATCACTGCCTACGCAGATATTTAGAAAACCTTAAGGCATTTGAGGAGGAAGATGAAAATTCTGGTATGACACTGGCCAATCGATTGCGTTTGGCATTTCGTGATATGCAACCAGATACCATTTGCGGTAAGTTTCCACAGGCCGAATTGCCCTTGAAACGAAGATTACGTTGTGTGGCTGAGTATCTGATTAGGTCTGGTGAATTTGACAAGGTGCGTGACCCAAATGGTAAGTTGATTAAAAAACGTGGTGTTTTGGGTAAGTTGGTTGTGATGTACCAGCCAACCGCTAAGCTCATAGAAGCACTCTATAAGCAAGGATTGATTGAACGATGAGCCGTCGTGAACAATTAATTGCATCTGTCATTGGTCCCAAGATGGATCAGACCAAGGCCAAGATGCTTGATGCCACCGTAAGGTTAATTCTTGGTGACATGGGGCAACAATACTGTAAGTTTTGGGAGCTAGAAGGTCCTGGCGTGATGGTGTTCCAGCCAGAAAGCGGGGAGCGTTCTATGTTTTTTCTGACGCTTAAGGAGTTGCATGCGGCACAGGAAGAATGTGAAAGAAATAATGATGGTGATATGGCCGAAAGCCTTCGTCGCATTCTTGGTGCGGCACAAAAAATTGATCCACAAGAAAAAGCTGGATATGTTATTAACGATTCTGATGGGATGCGTTATTTTGAAGTGGATTATAACAAGGTAGATGACAGTATTTAGTGCGGGTCTTCGTAATGAAAACTCTGAGTTGATTACCAGTACGGACCTTGTCAACTCAGCCAATGCCTTAATGGAGGGCATTGATTTGGATGTGGCAAGCTCCAAAGTAGCAAATCAATATGTTGGTGCAAAAGCGTTTTATACACCATCGGATGATGGCCTGAACGCACAACCGTGGTACGGTAAGGTTTATTTGTTTCCTCCCAGTGGATGTTACTTCTGGGAAGAAAAGAACCAGCGCTGGAAGATGACGCGGTCATCGGCAAAAACGTTGACATCGTCCCATGCTGTGTGGTTTAGACGGTTGTATCGAGAGTGGCTGGCTGGCGAAATTGAGCAGGGTTTATATTTCTCTAACTGTCCTGACATGATTCGATACGAGCAAAAAATTTTTGATCTTCCTTTATGTATCCTTAAGATTGCACCTATTTTGTTGCGTCGTGTTAACGATGAGGTGAAGAGCCACAAGACATGCACTTCATTTTTGGTATACTTACCGCCCACAAACGATACTGCAAACGCAATCGATCGATTCGTGGAAATCTACTCAGAAAAAGGTCGTATCCTCTGCTGATTTCTGTATACTGAAGGACGATTACAGGGAACTATGAGCGTCCTGGCAGATTGGGAAATCAGACAACTGGCGCAAGAAGACGGAATGATTGCACCGTTTGTCGATCATCTTGTCAATGAAGACCAGGGACGCAGGATGTTGAGCTATGGGTTGAGTTCCTATGGATATGACATTCGTCTATCGCCTAAGCAATGCCTGATCTTTGGACGCATCTCCGAAGGCGAATGTGATCCCAAGGATTTTAAACCTGAGATTCTGAAGCCTGCAGAGTTGCAGTCTGATGAGCGTGGTGAGTATTTTATTCTGCCACCTTATGGGTATTGCTTGGGTGTGGCCCAGGAGCGACTGAAGTTGCCCCGTGATGTGACCGTCGTTGCTGTCGGCAAATCTACGTATGCCCGATCAGGAATCTTGGTTAATATCACACCGGCAGAATCAGGATGGGAAGGGTATTTAACCCTGGAAATTAGCAACTGCACTGGGCTGTTCAACAGGATCTATGCCAATGAAGGTATTACGCAACTCCTGTTCTATCGCGGCAATCCATGCGAGGTAACGTACCAGGACCGTAAGGGGAAGTACCAGGATCAACCGAAGAACGTTGTGTTTTCTCAGGTTTAATTAACCAAAAGAATCGAGCCAATTGTAGGGTTTACCTGCATTTGGCTTTGGTTTATTAGCGTAGCCAACGCCACCTGTTTTGCCTCCTGATTCACCCATTGATGGTGTTTGTACGGCACCAAAGGCCGGGCCAAATGACGTAGCACCGGAGAACATTGGATTCCTTGGTGTTTTTCCGTTGATTGTATATTCTTGTGTATCTCTGGCGACACGAAATTTACCGGCAGCTTTTGCTGATTTGATAAATCTTTCAGCTCGTCGTTCACTTAAGATGTCGCCTTCGCTTGTAAAAGCAGGACGTTCAGGCCAGGAGCCTGGTGTAATTGTTGGACGATCTGCACGATTTTGATATAGTTCCTCATCTTTGTCTCCATAACGCAAGTCAACGTTATAATCTGATCCAGCGTTTAGATCTGATACCTCGGCTCCGGATGTACCAGAGTTAATGCCTGGATTGTAATTAGAGCGATATGTATTTGCCATCTTATTATTGTAGAAGCAATAAATCGTTGTAATTAGCCGTGATGCACTCTGCTGCTGGGTTCTTAGATTCGTTTGTACAAGATGAAGTGAAGTGCCGTTGTCTTACAGAAGATGACTTTGGCGCACCATTAGATAACGCAGAAAACGATGTGCCGCTGTACGATATGTATAATCGCGGATTAGTTGCATGCGAACAAGGACTGGAGCGGAATCCATTGAATCTCGAGGGGGCACGGCCCGGAATGACGGGTTACATCCCATCGATGGAGGAGGCACTGGAGCAGTACCCAGCTTCATCGCCACGACCGAAGAGCTTAGTACTGGAACTGGAAGCTCCGTCGGAAAAGGAAAAGCTCCTGTCAGCCAAACGTCGTGGTTTGCTCCGGTAGATTCAGAACCTGAAATCAAAGATTGTCCTGGCGGCATCTGCCCAGTACCCTGGGCTGTCAAGGAGGAGGCTCCTGTGCTCCAGGGAGATACTGTCAATCACCCAACGCATTACACCGATGGTGGTATTGAGTGCATTGAAGCAATTGAAGCTTCGTTGACACCAGATGAATATCGTGGTTACCTAAAAGGCAACATTCAAAAATACGTATGGCGTGAGCGCTTGAAGGGTGGTACGGAATCCCTCAAAAAAGCGCAGTGGTACATTGATCGCTTAATTCAATTAGACGAAGTTCAGAAAGGCTGAAGCCTATCTTCGTCATCTTCCTCGTCGTCGTCGATGCAGGCGGCGGCGAGTTCTGCTAATTCAATTTCGGTTGGGATATCAAAATCAATGGAGATGTTCTCATCTTCCATCAGGGCTTTGATTGCGTACCATTCCATCAACCGCTGGTGGTACAGGTTGAGGAGTGCGCAATAGAGCTCGTCCCAGGTTAGTTCTTGCGCAGCAAGTTCTGCTTTACGCATTGAGAACTGTAGTTCTAGGGGTAGTTCAAATTCCCGTGGCTCGACTGACCTCTCCATCCCACTCTGCATGTTCTCAATGCAATTATTCTAAGCCTAGCCGCCGAATACTAGATCTGTGTCATCATGACTGAAATCAGACCAGGGATTTTCGTCAATACAAAAATCGTTGGCAAATTGAGAAAGGATGTAAGGACTGATGTTTTCTTCTAGGCGTCTGATAGCACGCACTTCGTGTGGTGCGGCAGTGTAATTGCGGAATGCTGTCAGCAAGATCTCGGTTGAAGACCAGGGATTGGCATCAATGTCCTGGAGGAATAAACTAATTTCTTCCCTGCGGCGATCCAGGAGTCCACCTACAACTTTATGTTCTTCGTTGAAAATCCATCTGCCCATTTCTTCTGTGGCACCACAGAAGTCTTCGTGTTCAATGGCATCGATGACACGACTGTATAAGAAAGGTTCCCAGCCGATGGAATGAACGAAAGATACCAGGGCCTGACGCATGGAATCATCAAGTCCTAGGTTGAGTTTTAAAAGCTGAGTGTCAATAACACTGACTTCATGGAACAAATATTCCAGTGCTTTTTGCTTACTGCAGCATTGTCCTTTTTTAACAGGGGAGCCATCGGGATAGAACTGACTTCCATACCCGATGGTATAAGGTTCTCCACCAGTAGTCGGATCTGCGTAGGCTTTCTCGTTAAATCCTTCGTATTTACGAATGATGTTAATAGCCGCCGAAAAATCCGACATGGAAGTAACGATAATTACTTCCAATCATACACAATTTATTTACCTTGACCGCGACTTAATTTACGGCCATGGTTTGCTTTTGAATGTTTGCCGTCACCTTGCCTTGTGAGCTTTGGCTTGGACTCAATCTTAACAGTTGCAGAAGACTTGGGTTTTGCCATGAATCTAAATGATTGGCCCTACCACTTTACACGGTGACTCCAGTATCTGGCAGACATGATGCTGGGATTAGGATCTTGTGCATTATGACGTGCGTAATATGAACGTTTCCTTGCTTTATCTTTTTCACTGGTTGGGTTTTTCCCTGCACCTTCTACGCCTTGCTGCCCAAACCTAATGATTTTTTCTTCTCCGCCTTTACATGCTTTAACAACATGCGATTTGGTTGGGTGTCCAGGGGTGCGACGTGGTTTGTTGCACTCCATTGAATCTTTGTGTAATTTAGCTGCTTTTGCAGCTTTTTTACGTTTATCCGCCATTTTCGTTAACCGAATAAAGAACCAAAGCCACCCTTAGTACTCATATTAAAATAGGAAGGCGCACCCTCATCTTCTTCATCTTCAAAATAACTAAAATAACTTGAACGTTTTGGCACGTACGTTTCTTTTTTGCTTGTATTGTCCTCTTCTAGCATTGAACTCAGGGAGCCAATAGCAGCAAACGGATCGGAAAAATCAATAGCACCAAAATTAAATCCCATTACGCTCTGTAAACCTTCTTTTGTAGAAGCTCTGCCAATTGTAGAGGCGGTTAAATTCTTATCTTCTTCAGTTGCATCAGGAAAAAACTCTGTATAAAACTCATTTTCATTTCCACCGTAACCTGCTTTTTTAAATATTTGATACAACTGGCTTCCACCGGGACGACTAATAATTTTTTCATCCTCCTCCCTCTGAATGTAACCGTAACCCAAATTTTCCTGTGTCGGTTTAATGTTTGCTTCATTTAATTGCCTGATATTTTCCCTTATTTCCAGGGCTGGATCTGTACTAAGAATTTGAGTTAATGCTTGTTTAACTGATTCTGCTGGATCTGTTTGTTCGTTAATGCCTAATTCTTTTAACTTACCCTGTAATTCAGCGGGTAAATTAGCAATATTTAACTTGTCTACTAGTTCAGTTGCTTTTGAATTAGCTGAAACAAATTTTAAAAATGTTGGATTTCCAAAAGAAGCTTTTTGTGATTCTAGTGCTTTTGATAAATCGCCTTGAATAAACCTGGCAAGATCTTGACGATTGTAAGTATCAGCAACAGGATCATATCCTTTGTTTTTGCCTATAATTTCATAATGCAAACGAGCAAAATCATTTTTATTGTTTAGGTCGGAACCGTATTCATATGCTAATTGGCTCCATGTTTTTCCGTCTTTAACGGCAACGTTATTATTTCTTTGATTCCAATCAGCTTCAACATTGCTTTTCTGTTCGGCGTAAAGGTTTTGTTTCTGTTGATTTCTAGTGCCAGTCACAAAACTAGGATTCCAATAAAAGTCAGAATCAAATCCTCTGGTGACAGTTTGTTGCCCCAATGCATTGATGTAAGCTGTTGCTTGTTTATTTGCAAATTCTTTTAAAGCGCTTGATGCTAACTGCGTTTGCAAAACATTTTGCTCATCTTCCTTTACATCCATGTAACTAACAAATTCTGAGATAGATTTAGAAGTGTCAAAACGTGGCTTTAAATAATCATTGATAAAATTGGTGACAAACTGTTGTTCTAATTTGTATGTTTTTGTTGCATCATTAGGGTCTTTAATTTCTTGCATGGTTTGATAACGTTTTGCAAGTGTTTCGTCAAACCATTTCTGCCAGTTGTAGGCAACAGATGAGCCTATTCCTAAACTCTTATCCAGGTTCTTAGATAATCCTTCGCTAAGGTTCAAAAAACCTCCGCCTTCCATGTCACCAAGGATTGCGTTTTTAATGTCTTGTTTGAAATTGTTGACATTAGGTAGGCCCATGCCTTGAAGCACGCCTGTCATTTGTTGTTGTTTTAAAGCTTGGTTGTATTCATTGAGCGTTTGTTTAAGCACGTCTGCTGACAATGCGCTAAATGCGCGTTCCCCCTGGACGTCAACAAAGTTTTGCGCTGCTAAATCAGCTAAAGAATCCGGTTTTTCTTGTGTTCTTCCAAGAAGAGTTTCCCGCAAAATCTGACGCTCTTTGTCAGTGGGTGCTCGCAGTGTTTCGGTGTATTCCGTGAATTGCTTTGGTTTGCCTGGTAAGCCACTGGGGGCGCCAACGAAAGTATAATTTGCATGAAGATAACTGTTTAAGTCTGGATATTGTTTTGTTACATCAATATCTGCAATTTTGCGGCCGGCAAAACCAACTGATTGCGTTGCGTTTGTATAGTTAGTTACAACTTCTGGAACAATCTTTTTGTAAAAATTAAAATCAATGCTGTCAAGATTTGCACCTTGTGTTTTAGCGTTCCAGGGTTGGATTCCTTTTGCTGTTTGATAAAAGTTTTCAATCTCTGATATGGTTTGTTCATCTATATATTGCCGATAGCCTGGGTCTGTTTTTGCCAGTTTTCCGTCAAGAGCTTCTAGTGTTTGTTTGTAATTAGTAGACCCCTTTGTAACTGCGTTTAAATTCCGTGCAATCTCATCTGCAGTTTCCGTTTCAGTTGTTGTAGCTGTGTTTGAAAGAACAGGAACAAGCATCCCGCTGCTGACAGTAAATCTAATCATGTCGTTTTTCTGTGTGTCTCTAAATCAACAATGTTAAAGTTGCTAGCTTGCATCCAGTGCTTTATTCTATCTAGTTTTGTTTCATTAAAATACTCTTGTTTTTTGTACCATAATTCCATGTTCTCAGATGCTTTGTTTGTATTGCACTTTCTACATGCCGGAAGTAAGTTGTGGCGACTAGAACACCCTGATTTAAAGCGTGGAATAATGTGATCCAGGCTGGTTGCTGCATCACCGCAATAACCACACTTATAGTCCCAGGCTTGATATATACTTTCACGAAATCTTTTCTTGGCAAGTTTAGGAGTTAAATCAACTAGCAGGGCGAGGGGCTCATGCTCGTTGCAATACATGCTCTTTAGTTGCCGTTAATTTATTCTAATTTCAACACACGTTACGGGATATAAACAAACAGATGAAGTTTTAGTTAAGGCCCTTGACGACCTTGTTTTTCCCCGTACTGTATGGAAGTACACATTTGCTTACCCATGGCTAAGCATCCAGGCTGGGTCTCGATCCAGCAAGCAGAAGAGCTTCTCGGCATCGACAAGAAGACCTTGTTTAAGTACCGGGATGACGGCACGCTGAAGCTGGGGCCGCACTACGCAGCATTTCCTGAGACCCGTTCCAGGGACGGTTACTTCTGGAATGTATCAGCCGTCAGGAAGCGCCTGCAAAAGCTGGAGCAGCCTGTGGCCGCTTGAGGGAGGCGTAATACTTCTTACGCATGCTGTGGGCCAGGATTAAATCAGTGACATTCATGCTGATGTCCTGAAGTGCCATAGCCCGATACAGACGTGACACAAGGGGATTCCAGCAGCTCCACACATCGTGGGGCTGCTTTTCTTTTAGCTGGAGCAACAGCACCCATTGTGGATGCAACGGACGCAGTGGTCTCTTGCGCCCTGCGACAAGCAGGTTGTTACCAACCCAGGTGAAGCCACCGGCGGAGTGAAGCTGTTCTGGCGTCAGACCAAAGGTTGCGACCATGGCAAATAACCAGGCGATGTCCTGTGTCTTGCGCTTAGAGGCTAGTTGGAAATACTCATCCAGGATGCGTTGATCCAGGGGTGGCGAGTGAGACATGGTTGAAGTGGACTGAGTACCCAGACCATATCTAGAGGTGGGTACTGCTATCAAGTCCTAAAGGAATTCTTAATGGGTCTTGTAAGACTTATAAGAAGTATAAATCATGGCTTGTAAAACACCAAAAGGTTCTGCACAAACCATCCCATGTGGTATCCCTGCAACACGTAGTCTTTTAGTTTTTGTTCAATGAATTCATTCCGCCATAAACCCGTGTCTTTCAATTTGTCTTCCCAATAATCTTTCGTTTGGCAGTTAATGTGCCCAACGCCACCTTGGCCAGGTTTTGCAGCGGTCCAAATTAAATAACCATCGTGGTTTAATCGGTCAAACATTACTTGTGCAATTTCATCATTCTTGGAACTATCGATGTGTTCTGCTACTTCCATGCAAAGAATAAGATCTGCAGTTCCTTTGACATCAAAAAGGCTTTTGCATACCAGATTATTTTTACCTTCTACACGTTCGTCAGTGTCATAACCAGTGCAGCGAACATCTAGATCAGTAAAACAATCAACATAAGTGCCTGGCCCGCAGCCAAGATCAAATGCAGTATCTGGGTCAAAGTAATCAACTAACCAACTCACCAGACGTTTGGCGAATGGTTTTTCTTCTGTATCTAGATCTTCATAGTTAATTACTTCTGGTAATCGCAGTTCATACCATCCTTTACGCCAGAGGTTGTTGATGTCCTGAAAGATTTTGTCATATTTTCTTCCGCATGCTTCCAGGCTGTAACGATTACGTGCAGCAAATGAAACAACACTGCGATCAAGGTCATCAACTTTGATGATGGCATCAAGCCAGTCCTGGAGTGTATGACACCTAAAACCTGTGATGCCGTCTGCAATGGTTTCTGTAAATGCACCGTAATCCACGGCAATTAGCGGAGTGCCGCACAGCATGGCTTCTACGCCACTACCACCAAATGGCTCTGTGAAGTTTGTTGGCATCAATGCGGCGCGTGCATTGCGCAGGAAATCAGATCGTGCCTTGCCAGAGATTGGGCCGCCGTAATGAATGTTGGGATGACTCCAGGGGGATGGATCGCCCTGGCCGTGGATGACAATTGGCCATGGACTGTATTTCGCAATCTCAAGAATGGTGTCCATCCCCTTGGCGGAACAGATGCGACCGAGGAAAGCAAGGTATTCACCAGGCTCATGGTTTGGTTCCCACTCATCAATATCAAAGTAGTTGGGAACAACCCATTCATAGTTTTTGCCCTGTCGATCTTCTCTGCCCTGGTGATGGTGCATCCAGGCGTATGACTCGAAGATGCGGAAGCTGTTCGGCATCAGAGTCGGGTAACCAATCCCCGTTTCTACATGATGATTGTTGGGGAATTCATGCATCAAAATTTGATGTGCATGACCGAAAGGATGGCAGATGATATCTTCTTTTTCTACATACTGCTTCATCTCGCGAATTAACTTGTTTTCAAACGCCTGGTGACCGTCACTACCAACAGTGGCGTCATCACCATAGAAATCAACTTTCTTGCGTTTACCGTAGAAGTAATCATATTCATCATGCGTCAACATGGTGATGTGCTTGGTGGCGCCAGCTTCACTACCCTCGTTGGCATATTCGAAAACTTCATATCCTTGCGCCTGCATCATCCTGGGAAAACGCAGTGCTTTTCCTGTGAACGCACAATGCGAATACTCAAGTTGTGGTTTGGTATGAAAAATACCAACCAGGTGCAAACGCGGTTTTGCCATAGCTACAAATCATGTAGCTAAAACATAGCGTTTTCTTACAAAAAATGCAGCGGCGACCATGACATGACGGGATGATACGGCTGCAGTGCAGGTAATACTTCCCGTTAATCCAGTGGTTGCTTTGACACCATCTGCGATACCTAGTGTGGTGTCAGAACCAGATGCAGTGTTGGAATCAGCGCGTTCATACCAGATGCCGGCGGCTGGTGGAGATGTGGTATTTGTGGCGGCACTGGCAGTACTGGGATCTGTTGCTGCGTCAAAGGTTGATACTGTTGTGTTATCTCCACCACAAAATCCTGCAATGATTAACGCGTCTTTACTGGTGATATTCAATTCTCCCGTGGACACAGCAGTTGCGTTTACTGCTGCTGTAGTGGAAGACGATGTCATGAATACCGGTCTTCCAGCGGTGGGCCTGTAAATCAGGATACGAGCAAGGCCGGCATCACCCGCTGTCCTGGTGAATGTCGTCGCTGGTTCAGTGTCACCACGAACAATGGAGGCGATTAAACCTGATGCAATAGCTGTACTTGCTGTTGTGCTCACGTTACCCGTTGCTTGTTGTTGATGGATGGTCCATCCTGCCGGTGCCGCAAAAGCAACGTTACTTCTAAATGCAATCACTGCAACATACAGATCACCTTTTTGGCCACCGGCAGGTGCCACTGGTGCGATGTTACCTGACGCAACGTTGACTGCTGCGCCGATACCAACCAGGGTCCAAGCCGTCATGATCAGAAGAACAGTGTCACGTGAAGCATGTCAACAGTACCAGAGGTGCCTGTTGTTGTCAGCCAGATAAAACTATCACCAGAAACCGTGGGGTTATTAAAAGATGTCGTAGAGAGACCAGTTGTTGTACTACTGGTTGTGATGCCTCCACTAATGAGTTGTGTCCCAGTGGTACTAAAGTCAGCCCCGTGACGAATATTAAAGAACACAACGGGAGTTGTACCAGAGACCAGGGACTCTACTTGACTGATTGTGACACCAGCCGTTGTGTAGAACAATGGTATCTTCTCTGCTGTTGTTGGGTTTAAGACTGTAATTGCTTTGGGAGAAGCTGGGCCTGTTGCACCGGTTGGTCCTGTTGGTCCGCTAGGGCCTGTTGCACCCGTGGGGCCTGTAACACCAGTTGGTCCTGTAACACCAGTAACTCCGGTTGGGCCTGTTGCACCATCAACACCAGCCACACCTGTAGCGCCGGTAATACCAACGCCTGTTGCACCAGTAACGCCAGTGGCACCAGGGGGGCCCTCTACGCCTGTCGCACCGGTGATACCAACGCCTGTGGCACCTGTGACACCAGTGGGTCCTTCTACGCCTGTCGCACCAGATGGTCCTGTGGGTCCAGTTGGACCACTGGGTCCTGTCGGTCCATCAACACCGGTAGCACCCGTAATACCGACCCCTGTTGCACCTGTGGGTCCTGTTGGGCCAGTGATGCCAGTAGCGCCAGTGATGCCTACACCCGTGGCACCTGTTACACCTGTGGCACCAGGAGGTCCTTCCACGCCAGTGGCACCTGTGATTCCTTGCGTACCCGTGGCACCGGTAACGCCAGTGGCACCTGTTGAGCCATCAACACCAGCAACACCTGTGGCACCGGTTGGACCCTGTGCACCTGTGGCACCAGTAATACCAACACCTGTGGCACCCGTGACGCCAGTTGCACCGGGAGAACCTTCTACACCTGTGGCACCTGTGACGCCTGTGGCACCAGTGATACCAACGCCTGTTGCACCAGATGGCCCCGTAGGTCCAGAAGCACCATCTACACCAGTGGCACCAGTTGGTCCTTGGACACCTGTGGCACCTGTAATACCAACGCCTGTTGCACCCGTAATACCAACCCCTGTAGCACCTGTAGCACCTGTTGGGCCGTCAACGCCGGTGGGACCTGTTGTTCCTTGAATACCTGTGGCACCTGTGATACCAACACCTGTGGCACCTGTGATACCAACACCTGTGGCACCTGTGGGACCGGATGCGCCATCGACACCGGTTGCACCAGTTGGTCCCTGGATACCGGTAGCACCAGTGATGCCTACACCCGTGGCACCTGTCGTACCTTGCGCACCGGTAGCACCCGTGACACCAGATGGTCCTGTTGGGCCAGACGCACCTGTAGGACCTGTAGCACCCTGTGGTCCAACGTAGCCCAGGGTAATGGCAGTCAGCCAGGAACTTGGTGTATTACCAGAGTGCAAGAAGTGCGCGGTGACGTTAGATGCATTGGTTGTCTTGGCATAGATCTTGGTAACAATGCGATCGGTTGCTGTGATAGCAGTGTATGGTGTTGTGAGAACAGCAAGTTCTGTGTAGTAGTTGCTGGATGTGGCGTTGATTTCGGGCGATTGAATGTTAAAAATCTCTGTTTCAGTTCCACCTGTAGTGCGCTTGTACACACGGAACACAAGTCGCGTATCACCAGTTGCATCCGATACGTAAGACCAGAATCGAATCTGATATTCACCCGCTGGCAACTCGTCGAGACCTGGATCGCCAGAGTTGGTTGCGAACTCTTCAATTAGAACTTCACCTGCACCACTGTTGGTAACAGCGGTCATATCATCTTGCGGGTTGGCATCTGGAATATCTGGAATTAATGTTTCGTACCCCGAAATATCAGAGTTATCTTGACTGAAATACCAGATACGTCCACTGGCTGAAATACCAGCAGCACCCGTGGGCCCTGTAGCACCCTGCGGCCCTGTGACACCTGTACTACCTTGCGCACCTGTGGGGCCAGATGGTCCAGGAGCACCTTGTAAACCTGTGGCACCACTGGGTCCTGTGGCACCTGTGGCACCAGATGGTCCCGTGGGTCCTTCTACGCCAGTAGGGCCTGTGCTGCCAGCGGGGCCTGTTGTACCTTGTGGGCCTGTCGCACCAGAAGGGCCATCAATACCTGTAGCACCTGTAGAACCAGCACTACCGGTCGCACCTTGCGTACCAGATGGTCCGGTGGGGCCGGATGGTCCGGTAGCACCTGTTGCACCACGGCTACCTGTTGCACCAACGGGGCCTGTCGCACCAGATGGTCCAGATGCACCTGTGGGTCCTTCAATGCCTGTAGGGCCTGTTGTACCTTGCGGTCCAGTTACACCAGTGGGACCTGCTATACCAGTGGCACCTGTAATACCAATGGGTCCTGTAGCACCGGTTGGGCCAGACGGTCCGGTTGGCCCTTGAATACCTTGATCACCCGTGGCACCTGTGGCACCTTGAATGCCAGATGCACCTGTTGCACCTTTAACACCCGTTGGTCCTGTAGGGCCGGTAGGACCTGTTGTTCCTTGATCACCCGTTGGTCCCGTAGAGCCTTGAATGCCTGTCGCACCAGTTGATCCCCTGGCGCCTGTAGCACCTGTGGGGCCTGTCGTACCTTGCGGCCCTGTGGGACCTTGAGCACCCGTAGCACCTGTCGCACCAGTTGCACCATCGGTACCAGCAGCACCCGTAGCGCCAGTAATGCCAATACCTGTGGCACCGGCTGGGCCTGTAACGCCAGTAGGACCTGCGATACCTGTGGGACCTGTTGTTCCTTGTACTCCGGTGGCACCTGTAACACCGATGCTGCCTGTCGCACCAACAGCACCTGTGGCGCCAGTGATACCAACGCCTGTAGCACCTGTACTTCCTTGTGCGCCGGTGGAACCTGTTAAGCCTTGGGCGCCTGTAGCACCTGTAGCACCACCTGGACTACCGGCTGGGCCGGTAGCACCAATCATGTTGTAATTCTTTTCTAACCCAAGAAGGTCATAAGAATGCCATGTTCCTTCCTGGGAAAGGATGACCTCCTCTCCAGCAGATAAGTTTCCATACCACAGCGTGGATGTTACGGTTCCATCTGTATGGTCAACACGTACGTTATTGGAGTTAGATGCGTCATCGTTACGGATAAACAACGTGCGGATATTACGTTCAACGCCTTCTTCCGGTGCGGTAACAATTGTGGTAGTACCGCTAACAGTTACAGTTTTATTCTGCCGTCCAGGGGTAACAACACCCGATGCGTTATCTGCATATGACGCATGGATTTCTAACTGTGTTGCATCTGTTGCAACAATCTGAATGACATCTGTGACTGAAGTGAGGAGGAGCATTCGTACTTATTGCGCCAATTACCCATTTAAATCATTTTAGTTGAAAAAGCTCAAGTGCTGGGCTTCTCTCCTAGTGCCGGAACATATGGCAAACCATGCTTGTCATACATGGTAAAACCATCAATCTTGATGTATGTCAATGGGATGTTAAATAAACGTTGCAGCATTGGTTGCATTGCTTGCGCCTGGCAGTTGTAGGGAGGAATGTCCATATAAGACAGAGCTTCTTCTGACAATAAACGCAATGCTTTTTCTTGGTCCTTCTCTGTTTTATCAACAAGATTTTGTTCCCAGTTCACCATGCTGCCATTTTCAACTGGGAAATCTGATGGTTCTGGAGGAAATACATCATCTTGGAAGCGCATCGCATAGATGTGTTTGCAGTAACGCATCTCATCAAGCACTGGGGACCAAAAATCGTTGAGTGATGTGATCTCTTTTTGTGGGATTGACTGAGAATCTGGATTTGTAATTAGAGAGGTGTAATCTTCGTAACTCGGCATACCCTCAGCAGAAGATCCCGTTAATCCTGGGTTGTCAGTAGAACGCAAATAGATGTAGCCAAATTCTGAGTAGACACCAGGATTGTCTCGTCCTGCGTTCAAATCAATGACAGATTCTGTGGTGATTGAATCAGGTAAAACAAATTGAGAGCCAGGTGAAATGATTTGTAGAATGCGGTTAACATCTGCATCTGTCATAGAAGAGTTGTCAACAATACCAAGACGTTTCAGCATCTCGTAACGACCTGGCTTGATGCTACCAAGACCCGCACGTGGGAATGCACGTTTGTTTGATGCACCCAAGTTGCGCATGTAGCTGTACTGCCTCCGGGTAAAATCCTGACATGTACAACAGTATCGTGGTCCTGTAATTAGATATCGCCCAACAAGTGGTGGCCTGGTCGCTGGAGTAACCAGAGCGCGATCTGGTGTTGCTTCAACAGAACCAGCTTTTTTCAGTGTCAATACACCTGTTTCTTCATTGGTATCAACGAGAACAGCTTGAACATATCCATAACGTTTTTGCGTAAGTGGGTTGATTGAATCGCGATCAATAATGGCACCATTCTTGGTAAGAATACGATCCTCTAAGATTTCACCATTTAATGGCTTAAGTCCTTCCAGTGATCCACCCATGTCGATATAAAAGGGTGGAGGTAGTTTATTACCTGCGTCCCAAACACCGTGTAGTTTTACGTACCAGTAATTAGCATCTTCTGTCACAGACTCGACATACAAATCTGAGTTATATGCCAAGGTATCTTCATCAAGCCAATATCCAATATTTTCGTAATCTCTGAAACCAGTATCAATCCAGTCGTCGCTGACAAGACGTGATGCAGGCGTAATTTGATCTGACCGTACACTCCCTTCTGTTTTCTTTGCAGACCAATGTACCCTAAACTCTTTGTTCAAGGTTGGAAAACCTTGGAACACACCGAGAATATCTGGGTAGGACGTCCCTGCTGGCAGGAAGCCTTCAGGGAATGGTACTTCGTAGCGAAATGGGTAAACGTAATTATTGCTGTAGGAGGTTGCAGTTGCTAGTTCGTAACCACGCCTCCATCTTGTCCAGGCAGATTCCCTGTTAATTGCATACAACGAATTTGGGACTGAACCCCTGGAAAACTCAGTGGTAATTGGCTTTAGACCATTTACCTTGTATGGAACGTTTCCTTGAAAATTACCAAAAGAGTTTCCACTCTTTGTTGCCATGATCAGAAGAATCCGCCTTCTGCAATTACGTGGGCACCAGGGATGTAACCAGAGCTGTTGGGACCATCTGGGAACACACCAACGTAAATGCGATCACCACGTTCCAGGTAAACACCTTTATTGCGCAGTGGCGCTGTAGCCCCAAGGCCATTGGTGTTGCCTGCACTGACGACCGGTGTGGCAAGTTGAGGCATTACATCGGAACAATCAACGGTGCCACTGCCGGCAGGAACTGTTTTGGCAAACAGGACCTTGTAGTCACCAGAAGCTGGAATGGGTACTGTCGTATTACGTGTGTGATAGAAGACAAAAGTTACCGCTGGTTGTGCACCATAAGCAACACCTTTGTAATCAAAACCTGTTGCAGTACCACCGGAGTATAGAAGTGAGGTATTAATGCCAGTTAATGTTGTGGCGCCAGTATAAGTATAGTAACCATAACCACTTGCGGCCGTTGTGCTCAGGACCCCAGTGGAAGCAACAAACACAATTTGACCACTGACAAGAGATACAACAGTGCCAGAAGTCGAAGCATTAACCGTGTAATCTGGTGCCCGGTAAAAATCATTACGTGTAATGGTAATGGAATCAACAACGCCACCATTATTACTATCTTCTTGAAGATTGGCATCCATATCCACCAGGATGGATGGTGCCTGACCGCCTTGAACAAACAAGGTATTAGACGAAGCACTACCTACTGTTTGTGTTGTGACCCTTACGGAATCAAACAGCGGACGATCCACGAGAAGTGGCTGTTTATTCGTAGCTGTTGACGACATCTACTTATACTCTTAATTCGTTAATTCTAACGTGTTTTAACCATAAGGATTGTAGTTGTTCAACAGCATTTGGAAAGGATTAAACAACGAAGTTGGAGCGGGTGGATTTAACATCTGCGTCATCAACTCCTGAGCAAGAAGCTCTTTCATCGAAGTTTCCTTGGGTTTACTGCCGGAGAACGCAGCAAGCAACCCTTCAAAAAACCCACTGGAAGATACATCTTGTTTTGGCGTCTCGCCAGAGGCCTGGGCTGGTGTTGCTGGAGAAGGAGATTGTTGATAAATTTTCTGCAGCTCAGAAAGATTTTTAACAGGTTGGCCGTAATAACTTCTACCTTCAAGCGTAGGTAAAGACGCCCATTCTGGAGCCAGCGCTGCAGATACGCGTGGACTAAATCCTTCTTTTTCTAGAGTAGCTAAACCGCCAATGGACATGAGTCGATTCCTCATGAGCCGCGTGGCAGCTAAATCTTGACTTCTTGGGCCGAAGTCTGTCAAACCTAACGCACTAGCAGATGATTGCCAAGTTGGCGTTAAAAACTGATACGCACCAGCAGCACTACTTGAATATCCACCTCGATTGATGACCTTGTCTGGGTGCCGCTTTAAATCAGGAGCCAGCCCTCCGCCAAACATGACGCGATAAGAATCCGGTCCGCCACGTTCAGTGCCTTCCGCAAAACGGATAACCCGCAATGCATTTTGAATTGCAGGTTTAGATACGTAGCTTTCTAGTAATTCACGCTCAGTCATGTTTACCGCCTTATTCTCCTACCCAATTTGAACTTGCCCTGAGACCAGGAATAAATACTGTTTGGAGTGCCA